ACCAAACTGTTTGAAGTGGAAATGAACAACGTGTCGGATCGCTGGAAAGCCGACATGGGTTCCGATTCCTGGCTGTCAAAGAACATTCGGCCAATGGCGCTGATTGCCATTTTTGTGGCTTACTTTGTGTTCACAATGATGAGTGCATTCGGCTACAACGCCCAGGAAAGTTACGTAAATCTCCTGGGCCAATGGGGCCAAATTATTTTCCTGGCCTATTTTGGAGGCCGCACGGTTGAAAAACTTGCCGACATGAAAGCCAAAAAATGAACCTGACGCCGCATTTCACCCTGGAAGAATTGACCGCATCCGAAACAGCCGAACGCAACGGATGGGACAACAGCCCCAACGACGCCGAATTGGCCAACTTGACGCGCTTGGCTGATTTTCTTGAGCAAGTCAAAATGGTGTTGGACGGCAAACCCATAATGATTTCATCGGGCCTACGTACAAAAAAAGTAAATGATGCCGTGGGCAGCAAAGACAGCAGCCAGCACCGCACGGGTTGCGCTTGCGACTTCCGTGTGCCAGGCATGACGCCCGACGAAGTGGTGCGAAAGATTATGGCCAGCGGAATTGCGTTTGACCAAGTGATCCGTGAATTTGATCGCTGGACGCATATCAGCATTTCAAACACCGACGACACCAGCCCGCGCAAACAAGCCCTGATTATTGACAAGGCCGGAACACGCCCGTTTGCTTAACGTTTCATGTTCCTGACAAACACCGAAAACGACGCCGCGGTGTCGCCAAACGCCCTCATTTTTTCAAACGCCACGGCCACTTCCTCCAACGTTTGATTACGAACAGCCAATGAATGGCACGTTTTAGGATCGGGGCAGCCTTTGGCATAGCAAAAGGGGCAAACCCAATCCGCTTTGGGCAGTTGCGCCCCTGGTTGCAATTCGTGCTGCATGGGGGGCATTCCTTAAAGTTTGATCGCATTTAAGTTGAAATTGTCGGCCATTACTTCAGCATAATCAAAATGGCGGCCAAAGCATTCCCTAAACGAAATGCATTCGTCCGACCAGCCTTCAACAACATTTTTGTAAATGTATGCCTTACGTGGAACAGTAATCGTTCCGACGATAAAGTGCAAGCCCTTGGGCGTGACGCGCCAGGCGCCATCCGATTTTTTACTGTCTTCCGCATGGCCGCCTGATTCCACAAATCCCCAATGCTGCAATGTTGTGTGCGTTTTGCCGCGCATCAACCAGCGTGGGCCAGTTTTTGGAACATCCACCCAACCATCCACATCGGAAGGGGCGCGGGAAAGCCACAGGAGGGCCAAGGCGCGGGTTTCGTTCATGCCCTGGGGGCTTACCTTGCCCCACTTCCCGCAACAGGGGCAATGGCCCCCGTCGCCTTCGATGGTGGCCCGCCAGTTGGTTTTCAGTTGCGCCAGGTAATCGCCTTCGTCGCCAAAAAAATCCAATTGCATGGCCACCCCTTAGAAGTTTGGAACGTCGTCGTTCATGTCGTCGAACCCGCTGCCCTGGGGCGCCTGGCGACGTTGCTGGCCTTGCGGCTGGTCATCGCGTTCGCGTGGTTCGTTGATGTATGCCCAACCGTCCCAACCGCCTTCCTTCAGCGGGATCACGTCGATTTTGAGCATTGGCCCGTTTTTGGTATCAATGATTGAACCGATCCGCTGGTAACGGTTCTTTTGTTGGCCCTGGGCGTTGTTGTACGTGCCGGTGATTACGGTGATTTCGTTGATAAGTTTGGCCATGATTTATTCCCCAATGATTTTTTTCAGTTGATCGACCTTGACCGCGGTTTCGGCCAGGAACTTGATAATTTCCGCTTCCATGTCGGCCACGAAAACTTCGTCACGCGGTACGCGTTTAATAAACAGTTGCGCTTTGGCTGGCATCCGTGGATCAAACACCACGTAATCGCACCAGGCGCGGCCAGCGCAAACCATTTGGAATTGCATTTGCGCGAAATATTTTTGCGGCACGGCGCCGGTCAGCAGCGTTTCAATCATGGTGGCCGTGTTGGGGCATTTGATTTCCACGCATCCGTCGTCGCCAATCAGGCCGTCAGGTGATGCGCCAGCCATTGCAATGGTTGGGTGGTTCACAAACCCCACTTCCTCAACCATGTTGCCGGTGGCCGCTTCATACGCCCCGCGGGCAAACGGTTCCTGGTCGGTTCCCCATTGCATGGCGCTGTTGGTAAACGATTCCTGGCGTGTGCCGGTAATTTGTTCAACCACCAGTTGCGCCATGTAGTTTTCACGCGTTGCGGAATAACCCGACTTTGTGCGGGCCATCACGTCGGCCACTTTGGACGCGGTGACTTTGCCCAAGCGGGCAGCAAACCATTCGTCGGTGCGTTGTTCGATTTCGTCAGTCATTTCAGTTTCCTTGGGTTGATTGTTCTTTTTTGGCACGGGCCACGCGGTCTTTTTTGGCTGCCATCACTTTGGCTTGCAATCCCTGGTTGCCCTGGCAAGCGTCGAACGCATCTTTAAACACCTTGGCCAATTCGTCGCTGTTGGCGCTGGCCTGGATGGCTGCCAGGTGGTCGGTAATGTCAGGCGTTGGGATTGCTGGCGCTGTCGGGCGTTTGCTGGCCGCGTTGCCGTCGTCGTCTTCCGGTGCAATGCCACAGGCTGCCATCAACGAATAGCGGCGGGCGTAGGTCAACGCGCTGCCGTAACCCTGGGCATCTTGTTTGGTGGCCGGAACGTGCAGTTGTCCGCAATTTATAACTTCGCCCGATTCGTGAATGAACACGGTTTCCACAATCACGCCGTTGTCGTATGAACTGACGCGTTGCGTCAATGCAATGCCGTTGTTGTTCAAGCCTTCGATTACGGCTTCAACGCAAGCGGCCAGGTCGGCGTAGCGTGATTTAAAATGCGGGTTGCTGGATGATTTCAGCGCGGGGCCAAATTCTTTTTGCGCTTTGACCAGGGCCGCGGCGACTTTGCTGAATGATGTTTCCATAATTTTTTCCTTTACCATTTGGGGGCACAAGTAACGTCAATCACAACGTCGGCGGTGTAACCGTTGACCTTGCGTTTTCCGTACATCAACACGGCACGAAGCCCGTTGGCCTGGCAATCGCCAATAGCCGACACGACTTCATTCCGCGACATTGGTTGGATACTTTTATCCAAAACCAAATCCTGGGCGCCGCCGGTTGTGGTTGTTGAACAACCGGACAACCAGGCGACAACACCGACAGCAATTACCACCACAACCAAGCAATTCCAAACGCGTTGGTACAGCGTTGGTTTTGGATAGTAAGGGCCGTCAAGATCAATACGAATCATTTTTTTCATTGCAGTAACTTTCAAAATGGTGCGGGTGGCAAGTTGTCCCGACGTTGGTTTTGATAATCGCGTTCTTGCTTACGCGACCAGGGGATTGGCCCCCCTGGCGGTGGAAATGGCCAGTTAAACATTGGCAATTTTTTTGGCGTAGTTGATGGCCTGGGCAAGCATGGCCACGGGATAAATGCGGGTGGCCACAATCATTTCGGCGTCGGTGTCCAACAGCGTGACGGCATAACCTTTTTTGACCTTGGTTACCAGGGAGGCAATGCCAAAATCAAGGTTGATAAATGTCGCAATTTGGTTTGCGGGTGTGATGGTTGAATTCATTTCAATTTCCTTTTTAAAAGACCCGTAAGGGCATGATGTGATTTTAAGCCAACTTAACTGGCGGTGTCAACACTTTATGCAAATATTCTTGCAAAACTTTCACGAACCGCGATGGCTTCACGCAATTCGGCCAGGCTGGCGCGTTCCAGGTAAATGCCGCTGACGGTGGCGGCATAGAACACGCGGCCGCCGCGGTGTACCCTGGTAATTCGGACTGTCATTTCGTTCCCCTTAAAAGATGGCCATTGCAAGCCATATCAGCAAATAGATGGCCGGTGCTGCCACCAGCGCCATCCCCAAAACTTCCCAATCGGTCGGTTCGCGGTTCATGGCGCCCCCCTTATGCAGCCTTGCGGCCAACAGCGTTCCAACCGTAACCGTCGTCACCCAGGAAACCGGCACGGGCCAAGGTGGCGCTTTTGTTCGTATCGCAAAGGCTGATTTCCTCAACTTTGGCCATGATTTGGCGATTGGTTTCAAAATCCAGCCGGTCAACAATGTAGGCGCTGTCGTAACCTTCGGTAATGGCGGGCATTGCATAACCGTAGTATTTGCAAGCCGCTTCGACCGCGCTTTCCAAAAATGTTTTTGTAAATTTGCGATTCACAAAAATGAAG